GTCTATATAGATCAAGAAACTGGTGATTTGATAATAAATGTTTCTTCTCTTGACCCAGACGAGCAGGTAGACGTTCAAATACTAAACAGCGGAGAGACACTTGATGGTACAATATATGGTGAGGTGTAAAAATGATAACTAATACAGGTAAGAATATTTTGGCTAAGTATCTTGTTGGACAGGCTCCAGCCTATGCCTCATATATTGCTATTGGTTGTGGGGCAACTCCGCTACCATCTGATGGAGAACTTGGAGACTACTCAGATAAAGAGTCTTTAGACTTTGAGATGTTCCGTGTACCAATTACTTCTCGTGGATATGTAACTGAAAATGGTCAATCAAAGATTGTGTTTACAGCAGAACTTCCAACAGCAGAAAGATATGAGATAACTGAGGTAGGGGTTTGGTCAGCAGGTGCAAATCCAAGTGCAGGAGCATATGATAGCAAAACTGTCTATTCTTTTAGCGGGACAGAAAACTGGGAGTATCATACAGATAGTGGAGCAATTGCTATCCCACCAATATATGAACCATTAGATTCTGGATCAAATCCACCAAACAATATTATAAGCACAACGAATAAAGTGTTTCAGACAAATGCAGATAATAGAATTTTTACGAATGACGAAAGATCTTCACGGTATGAAAGATGCAGGTTTTTAAATAATATTATGGTTATTAGAGGAGACATGAGTGACTTATCTCTTACAGATAATATTGTTGGAGTTCCAACAGGTTCCAACCACATACATTTAACTGCTGCATCACTAGATTTTAATAGAAATGCTCCAACAGATCAATTAAAACTCGCATTCTCTGTTATAAACAAGGACGGAGAATCTTCAGTTCAGCCAGACGAGGTTAGGATTGTTGTTGAGTTTTCAAATACAGATGAAGCAAATGTGGAAAATTCTCAGTATGCAAGAATGCAGGTAGTCCTTAAGGAAACAGATTTGGATGTTGATTTTGCAACAAATAGATATTTTGTATCGTCAGTAGCGCTTCAAGATCTATTAAAGACATCTGGTTTTACTTGGAATGTAGTAGACACAGTTAAGTTTTATGTTTCAGTAATAAAGGATGAAGTTGTTTCAGATGACTACTACGTATGTTTAGATGCGTTAAGACTTGAAAACATAACATCCTCTAACCCAGTCTACGGTTTATCTGGATACTCAGTAATTAAAAATGCTAACTCTGAGACAATAATTAAGAATGCTAATACAACAAACCACATTGAGTTTAGGTTTGGGATGGATGTTCTTTAGTGTCAGATCAAACGGTCAAAAAAGTAATAATTAAGAAAGAAGATTTGCCTGCTTTTAATGGCGCTTCACAAAACTATTTAGTTAGATATCGGATTGTCTCAGAAGATAAGAATAGATCTTCACACTGGTCTCCATACTATTCTTTGTCAAACCCAGAAAGTGATCAGATTAATTGCTCAGTAGAAGTTGTTTCAAATATTGTTTCTATGGTATGGGAGCAGCCAGCATCCCCTATGAACCAGTACGATATCTATTTTAAATTAGATAGTCAAGATTGGAAATACATCGCAAGTTCTATATCAACACAGTTTTCAACATTGATCCCAGAATCTACAGTTACTATACAGGTTGCAGTTCAATCGCCCACATATCCCAAGCAGTACTTTCCACTTGCAGCAATATTTACTTCAACACAGATAGCCCTTTAGTGGTATAATTAATATACTATGGCAAAAATTCCTTTACCTGAGCGTGGTCAGCCGCTTGACGTAACCTACATTTCTCAACTAGCCCAGGCAGTTAACGAGTTGTCATCTGCAATTTCTCCAGCAACATACAAGTATACATCAATTGACACACCAAATGCTGGAAGACAAAACATTAAGGGTAGCGAGGCAAGAGTTATTGGTGGATATGTCCGTGTTGTAAATAGTGGAACCATTACTGCTGGAGAAGAAAAATCTTTTACATATTCTTTTCCTGGTGAGTTTAAGTATACCCCTATCGCAACAGCAACTCCAATTAATACAGGAAACACTGTTGCGGGTAAAAATGTTACAGTTGTTTTAAAGAGCATCACAACATCTGGTGTTGAGGGTGTTGTAAAATTTAACACATCAGGAGATGTCTCTATCGATGTTAATTTGATTATCATTGGTATACCAAATTGATGCTGAAATGTAAAAAGTGTAAAGGGAGAATGTTTCTTGATAGACAGTATAGTACGATTGGGCATTTGGAAACCTACTGCATGGCATGTGGATCAAGAAATTTTTATAACCCACCAGAAAGTTCTGCGGAGGGGTCATGGCTGTTAAAAAGGGAAGTATCGAGAGCGAAGGCTACAATGTCCTCCCTGTAATCACAGGGAATAAAAAGGTTTGGTTCTTAAACGGAGACTTAGTAAGAATACACCATCTTAATAAGTCTAATGGCATCATGTCTGTTTATAATATTACAAAAGATCAGATTGAAAGTTGTTTAATTTCTGATTTCAAAAAGAAGCGTGAGCGAGCATATACAGTTAGAGAGACTGCTGATTTAGTTAATAGACATAAAAAATATATGCCATCACTAATGAGACGAGGAGTCATCCCTTTTCCAACGGGATCTCAAAAAGGCGGTGCAAGAGGATTTCAAGTAAGATCATATTACTCAGAATCGCAAGTAAGAGAGATTCGTGATATACTTGCTACATACCATATTGGTAGACCAAGAAAAGATAATTTAATAACAAACGATATCACCCCAAGCAAGCAAGAGTTGACACGAAGAATGGGCGATGGTATACTTACATATACGAGAACTGAAGATGGTCGATTCATTCCAATCTGGTCTGAATCTATTTAACGAAGGGTATGAAATGGAAAACGAAGACACAAAGGTATCTGTAACATTAGGATACACGCTTAACCTTGGAAACTTTCAATCACTAAGACTTGATCTTGGTGTTGTTGACTCACGCAAAAATGGAGAAAATATTAATCAAGCATTTGAGCGTGTGTATCAGTTTGTTGAAGACAAGTTAACTGAAAAGATTAACGAAGCAAAGTCTGAAATCAACGAGTAATGGCAGAACGCAAAGACCGTATGGCTTTGCTTTCAAGATACAGCAAGTATCATACCGCAAGGTACGAATCAAAGCCATCCCTTAATTTAAATGTAGAGCAGTGGGCCTCCGATGGGCTTGTAGAGTCATACGGACTCTCTGGCTGCTACGATATACTTGAGTATTACTTTTCAGTTGCAGAGAATCCTTCTTGGAATTACTTTGCATACAACGCAGAAAAAATTTTACAGGCACAAAAAGATAAAAAAAGAGACGATGAAGAGAGAGCAGAGCGTAGAAGAATGGCAAAGGAGTGGCTAAGTGAATAATACAGAGTCCAAACTAATTACTGCAGTTCTTCAGGATAAGCAGATCCATGTTCTATTGCAAGCAAACGTAGACAACCTTCTTAGAACACATGGAGATATATGGAACTTCGTGCGTCTCTATTTTGAAAACAACAAGTCTCTTCCACCTGCAGAACTCGTTACCGAAAAGTTTAGAGACTTCTCACCAATCCCAAATGTAGGTGCAACAAAGCATCACCTTGAAGAGTTGCAGGGCGAGTATCTCAATGATAGCCTTAAGGATATCTTAAGATCAGCAGCAACTAACGTACAAAACAATCAAGGAAATATAGCGCTCAACGATCTAATTACACAGACATCAGAGTTAAAGAAAAACACCTCAGCAATTCGTGATATTGATGTTACAGATCTTGAGTCTGCAGTTGCATACTTTGAGAATCTAAAAATTCAGCAGGCTGCAGGTCACGTTGGTATTAAAACAAATCTTCCAGGGTTTGATAACTATCTTCCTTCTGGAATTATGCCAGGGCAGTTAGGAGTCTTCTTAGCATACCCAGGTATAGGAAAGTCATGGATGGCTCTATACTTCGCTGTACAGGCCTGGAAGCAGGGCAAGACACCACTTGTAATCTCTCTTGAGATGTCAGAGACAGAGGTTCGTAACCGTGTGTTTACAATTATGGGTGAGGGCCTTTGGTCACACAGAAAACTTTCTAATGGAGAAGTAGAGTTAGACACATTAAAGGCTTGGCATGCAAAGCACCTACAGGGTAAGCCAGAGTTTCATATCATCTCTAATGATCAGGGTGGAGAAATCAACCCGTCAGTTCTTCGTGGAAAGATTGATCAGTACAAGCCAGACTTTGTAATCGTTGACTACCTACAGTTGATGGCTCCTAATCAGAAGTCAGATAATGAAACGGTACGAATGAAGAACCTTTCACGAGAACTTAAACTTATGGCTATTGGTGAAGAAGTCCCTATTATTGCTATCTCATCTGCAACACCAGACGATGTTAATGATCTTAGTGGCGTTCCTACACTTGGACAAACAGCATGGTCAAGACAGATTGCCTACGATGCTGACTGGGTTATTGCTCTTGGAAGAGCATCAAATAGCGATGTCATTGAGTGTGCTTTTCGTAAGAATCGTAATGGATTTATGGGGGACTTCCTTGTACAGGTCGACTTTGACAAGGGATACTACAGGTACAAAGACTTTGAAGATAAGTAGTTATAATATGGTATGTCTAAAAGTAAGGAAAACATTCCTCCTACCTTCTATCATCATAAGCCTATCAAGAAGTTCTACCTTGACGGGGTTATTCATGATGAGTCAGCACTTGGCAGACTTAAGGCAGAATACGTTAGACTACTTGAATCAGAGATGCGGTTATCAGGCTACGTACCAAGGCTTGACATATTACCAGACTTTACACTAGACTATAATCATAAGAAAAAATATTTTGAATTTCAACTAACAGTACACGGAACATATA